GCTTTGTGGGCCACCAGTAATAGTACTGCTCGTAGAATATTTTGATGTTGCCGTCCCGGCTCCACTCCAGGATCCTGCTGTATATCCTAGAGTTATGAAGCTTGAGGGTGCGGTAGGTGTTGGAGTAGGGGTAGTGGTTGATGTTGGAGTTGGTGTTGCTCCTCCTCCAGCAAAGTATAAGATCTTATTAAGACTTCCATTTCTATATATTCTTGCTTTTCCTCCAGAATATCCAACATAAAAGTTAGTCATGGACTTCCTCCATCAATAATACAATTAAGTAGCGTAGTAGGAGAAGATAAGCTGATACCACTTATCATAGTCAATCCGTTTAATTCAGAATATGAGTTACCAAGATAAAGAGTTGAACTTCCAAGAAACAGACCACTAGTATTAATTGTTGTATATCCAGTTGAGTTATCGTAAGATATTCCGATGCCTGTTCCGGGAATAATTCCACTCAAACCAATAATCTGTTGTACATCACTTACACTAACACTCTGTCCAGATGGTAATAATCCACTAACGGCACTATTAAAATCTATAATTTTAGTATGGTAAAAATCTGGTAAATCACTAGCATTAATCGTAGCAGATGGTCCAAGAATATTTATTGTCGGAGATTGAGGTACTTCTATTTCCACAATGGCCGCAGGATCAGATGAGCTGTTCTCTATCGAGACGATATTTGGCTCTGTATTTTCAGTTATTACGATAAAGTCATTCATGTTTGACAATCTAGTACAGTATTATCTTGACTGAATCTATGGTTAATTTTAACAGTTCCAAAAAGTAATCTAATTATTTCTTTTCCTCCTCCAGCATACATATCATCAGGGGTTTCTAATTCGAAGTCATATTTAGCTTTATTGAAAGTGAATTGATTTGTGGTAATTGCAGGTATCTGTAATACAAGCTTGCCTTCTGCTCCAACTATATCAAACTTATAATTTGAATAATCTATATTAGTTGTAGAAAAAGTCCATACAACATCTTCATCAGTTGTCCAGATTAGTCTCGCACACCAATCTGTAATATCAATAGGCACTTGATTGCTATCTTTATATATTAACGATAGTTTAAAAGATGTTCCTTGTTCGATAGGGAAATCATATTTACTTGCTGGCATAATAATAGCCTATTAAAGATTGTTGTAAATATTGTAACTCAAGTTCTTATACACCTTATTAAAAGAAGCAGGGCCGGGTTTTTAGGCCCAGCCCTGACTTCTATTCATAGCCGATTAGGTTCGTTACGCTATTAGAGAGCGCCAACTAGAACTCTGCGGTTGTCTAGAACAGCAAAACCCTGTTCAGCCCAACCATAGAAGCCAGCTCTCTTTGAACGATGTAGAGTATCGTCCTCGAAGATTTGAACTTCTTCACGTACGGGCATAATAAAGGAATCACTCTTGCGTAGATCAAGACCAACAACAACTTCAACCTTATCGTCGGCTGCGCCATTGTCAGGTAGTGTGCCACTGAGAGTATCTGTATAGAACAACTGATATTCCTGACCAACACCGAGTTCGTCGATGTCGTGGAGGTTAACGCCGAAGATTCTGTTGATAGCACCGTCAGCAGCGGTATAGATTTCACGACGAGTTACATCGTCAACGAGATCTAGACCCCAATTACGGATGTCTTCCATACTTTCTGGAGAGACATATAGATCGGTTAGGATACCACGGTTATTACTAGCCGAGTTACCACCACCGTTTCTACGCATAACAGTCTTCATGAGACTTACTAGACGCTTTGTGAACTGACCAGCAGAAGCATCGCTATCATATACTACGATGTTACGATCAACACCGGCAGCCATAATGGTGTGCCAACCGTCGTCATTCATTTTCTTGACAAACTGGCCTTCAAGAACTTCCATAGCACGACCAACTACGTCCCAGCGAGCATCACGAGCATACTTTAGTAGCCAGTCGATACTAGCGCCGATATCATAGGTGGGTACCATGACGTAATCACCTTCAACATGGCGTTCTGGAATATAGCCATGATTTGGGATGGTATAAGCCACAAAGTCCTTTTCTGTGCCTGGAGCAAGAAAGTCTAGTGGGAACTCAGGAGTAGCACTCTGAGCAAGCTTAATTGGCTCGAAAATACCATCGAGGATATTTCCGCTCAATAGAGCTTGTCTTAGTGGCAACTCTAGAGCCTTAGCAAACTCGTGAGTAGCTGCTAAAGCGGTTTCTCTATTCATTGAACCAGAACGAACTAGAAGATCTGTTAGTTCTGAAGTGGGCTGAAAAGTTTTATTGTTACCTGACATTGTTTTTATCTCCCTTTATTTGGTTTAGAATTATAGATTGACCGATACTTTAGCATAACCGTTGGAATCTACGGCACTGAGGAACTGACCAACTTTAACAGCGCCTGAAGCTTGTGTTGTACTAATGACACCATTATTGGCGACATAAGCATCAGCACCAGCAGCGGGACTTCCGGCTACGAGGTTGGTAGTAACTTGACCTTGACGTAGTAGTGTAACCTTGCCACCAACTTGTACTTCATCTTTGTGCCAATTGATGTGCTGTCTTGTTAGATCAAGATCAACAACGTCATTTAGTAGAACGCCAACTGGTTTTGCTCCAGAGGCAACTGCAGCATAAGCTACGACAGCAGTGGCATCATCCATAGATACGCCAACGCCGCCAGTAACTACCGAAGCAACGCCACCACGAGTAGCGGTTGAATTCATGAAAAAAGAAACATCTGTAAGAAGTTCGATACGATCTGGTTTTAGAGCCATTGTTAAATCTCCCTTTAAAAGTTATTTGGTAACTGTGCCTAATCTGCTTTGAACAAAATCTGCTAGAGCTGCTCGTGTCGATGACACGCTATTTTCAACTTCATTTTCGCCAACTGTTAAAGTAACGTTTTCTTCGACTTCTGCGGTCTCTAGAACAGCAGGATCAGCTGTAGCTGATGTTGTCTCTGAAGCTTTCTTCTTAGACTTCTTATCTTCTTCATCTGTCTTGTCTTCTGTCTTGTCTTTGAGCCATGGTGGCATCTTACCAGCTAGAAGAACAACAGCCTCAAAAGCTTCGTCGTCTACAGATTCAAATTTATCTACAGTTGAAAGAGCAATTTCGTTGTCAACGCCCTTTTCTAGGAGTTGAGCAACTCTTTTCATTTTCTTTTCTTTCTTCATTGCAGCTTCTTCAGATTTCTTGTAGGCAGCAATGGATTCTAGGGCTGTGTCAAGTTCAGCTTTCATCTTCTTGACTTCTTCGTCCTTTTTGGCTACTTCTTTTTCAAGGATCTTATAGCCAGTAATAATTTTGTTAGCTGATTCTAAAGCTGCCTTAAGATTCTTATTCTCTTCATCTTTAGCATCTTCGTCTTCTTTAATTTTGAGTTTCTTAGCTGCTTCTGTGTCTTCTTCATGAACCTTGATAGAATTTTGTAGTTCGTCCGTGTTAGTAGAAGCTACTTCAGTTACAGTTACTTCTTCAACAGGAGTGGTTTCTGTTTGTGTTTCAATTTTTTGTTCTGTTTCTGCAACCGATGTTACTTCATTCATTGTACTGTTCTCCACTGTATTAAGGTTGGACTGATTTTTAGATACACCTGATATTACAAAATCGTCTTTTTTTTCCAAGGATATATTGTCATTTTTGTTCAATAAATTATCTTTAGTGAAAATTATACTATCTGGATTTGCTGGTTTGTCAACAAAACCTTTGCCAGAAAATGTAATTTTTCTAAGAACACGACCGATTTTGTAGTTGTCATGTTCGCCTAATCCGCCATATGATCTAAGGTATTTTGTTAAGTAAGCAGTAGCTTCATTTCTACTTAATATTTTATATTCTCCAGTACTTTTATTTAAGAGTCCATAATCAAACCCCTTAAAAAAACACTCCATACTTACATACTTCTCTCCACTTTCAATTTCTGCTATAAGTTTTTGTGATCTATCTCTAAGTTCAGAAATACTATATCCATTATAGATTACAGAACCGGTTAAAATATGATATGTATCTGGTAAATTCTCTACTGGACTATTCTCATCAATTAGTAAGCCTTCCATCGTTACTGGCCAATTAGAAGTAATATGTCCAACAATATCAGACTCATTATGTTCTAGATTAGTTGGTTTATCTTCCGGGGTATTTTTTGCCGCCCACACCTCTGACTTATCAAATATGTCGTCATTTTTATTCCAGTTTGTTGTAACTAAAATGGATTGTACATAGTATAAGTCTGAGTCGTCAACAGAAGCTAAACTTTTAATATGTTTTGTTTTACTGGGAATTATAGATGGTTCTACATGTGATGCATAGGATACGGATGCCGAAGCTTTTATTTTTTCTTCTAGTCCGTCAAGTTTTTCTTGTTCAAATATTTTCATAAATATCTTCTCCATTATTCAGTATACAGATATGAATAAAATGAGGCTTTGGCCTGTTTTTGTTCTTCTACAGTTAATGTTTTATTTAATTTTGCAGATAATTCTTTTGACCAATTGTTATACCCCACAAATATGCTTTTTTGATCTTCTTTATCAATTGAGCTAAATATTTTTATGATATTGTCTTGCTCAACTGTGGAAAATGGTGGGGTGGAAAACAAGATCTTGGTCTTTAATTCTTCTAGCTCTCTGGACTCTTCTCCAGATAATGATCTTAAGTTTTTCTTCTTATAGAAATCTAATAATATTGGATTAATAATTTCGTTAATTTTATCTTGTGCATCATTGGCCCAAATAATTAAACTTGCTCCTGTTTGGGGTTTGAATACTTTCGTTTTTCGTGGCCCCGAATCTTTTGATGTCTTTGGTCTGCCTTGTCCCGGTACTCCTGGCAAAGATTCTGGCGAATCTTTTGCCAACTGCGTTGGTGGTTTGCCGGGCAGCGACTGAACTTTCATCTCCATAGCACTTTTCTCACCACCCTTCTTTTTCTCAAGATCTAAACCAACTTGACTTGGAGTGACAGTTCCGCCCTGTAAAGCGATTTTCTTTAAAGAGTTTTCTATTTGAGGATCAAACCATGGGCCAGATTTTCTTACCATTCTATTTCCATCTCTATCTCTAGATTCTCTATTAAGTCTATTCTTTTCCATGTCAGGATCAAAACCAAATCTATTTTGTAACATCTCGTCGGAGATAAGATTTCTATCTGCTAGTTGAATTAGTAATGCTTTCTCACTATCTTCGTTAGAAAGATCCATCCTGTCGAATTCTATCTTTGCAGAATATTTAAAGCCCATAGCTTTTTGAACTAAAGCCATTTCATTTTCCCAAAAATCGACTATAACATCACGACCATATTGTAGTCTTTGAGTTAAGGTTTTTAAGCTAATAAAGTTATTGGTTGTTCCGGCTGCTCCAAATGTTCCCGTGAGAGTAGGAGGAATTCCTAATCCAGCATAAACTGAATTTAAATGTGGAATATATTTTCCTTCTCCAAGAAATTGATGAACAGTGGTCTTGGATTCTAGCAGCTCAATATCTGGACCCCATACTAAGTCCATAGTGCCTCCGCCAACATTATTTCCTAAAATACTAGCTAATTTTGCTGTAGCTGCTTTAGTTGGCGCGATCTTGTGCTCTAAACTACCTAGTTTAAAAATACGTATATTTGATATTGCTCCATCAAGAGCTGCCATATCTGCTAGTTTTAGTTTTTCTATAACAACAATATCGTCCATGATTGCATAAATCATTGGATATGCCCATGCCTGCCAATCATCTTTCTTATAGTGATAAACAATTGTCTTATCAGAATCTAATAAATATGGTTTTCTATTTTTAGCTGCTTCTATAATTTGTGGCGGTAAAGACTCAACTATCTTTTTTTCTGCTTCTGTCTTTGGAGAATTGATAACTTTTCTTAAACCGGCTGGAAGAGTTAGTTGATATGTCTTATTTGAAACGAAGGAAGCTAAAGATCCTCCAGAGACATCAACGTAATAAGGGTCCATGAATGTATATTTCCATGGAATCTCTCTTTTTTCTACTTTCATTTGATCTAAGTCTTGAACAATAAGATCAGGACTAGAAACCGCTTTATAAAGACTATCTGCTACTTTAATGCTTAGTTTAGCCGTTTGTCTATTTATTACAAGATTTCCAGTTTTATATAGATTGTTTAGAAATCTTTCACTTCTTTCCTTACCATCTATTTTTTTAAACCACTGTTTATAGAATCTTTCTATTCTTTTGTTTTTATGAACTGGTCTTATTCCCTGAACAGCAAAGTCTGCCATTAAATCAATAACATTTTTGACCAATCCCACTCTTTGATAAACGTCCTCTGCTTTTTTAATAACATTTTTAACCTGAGAAGGAATCTCTTCATCTGGTCTAAAGTAGTAGTAGTCTGATCTGGTTAGTCCGGGGCGACCACTGGTGTTGGTATCCAGATTAGAATAATCCAGTCTGAATCGACGAGAACCTTCTGCTTTTTGAATTCCCTGGTATTCGTCGAGAGATTCTGATGATTTATGTAAAGCTTGTTGCTTACTGGCTAAATCTTCTCCCCATGTTACATAAGCTTCTGGATTTTCTGTGGTAGCATCTTGAATAACTTCGCTCTTTGGGTATTTTTTAGCCATATTTATTTAATTATATTGTGATTGTATTGTAATTGGATTACTTTGCTAATACACCTATTGTCTATAGATTCCCTTATAAATATCGTCGTTAGCTCCGGACGTGAACCATTCTGGTCCTCTGTATAAGTCTCCGGTACAATTGACAATATCTCGTCGATTTTCTCCTATTATATCATATTCGACTGGGCGCAAAGTGTATCTCATTTGCCTTGCTAACATATTGGCTATTACTAAAGAACTATAACGGTCTTTTCTTAATCTTCCCTTCTTACCATTAGGAAGTTTAACTTCTGGAGTATCCCAGCGATCACGAGCATTTGGTCCCGTACTGGTTTGTGTCATTACAATAGTAGTTAATTCGTTTTTCAGTTCTTCAATCTCTAATATACATTCGCTTAAAGTATCGTAAAGATTATCTGTTAAATCTGTTCCTAATATATCTTTACCTTCTGAATCTAAAGCTAGTCCAAGAGTTAATGAGTCAAATCTTGGAAATAATAAGGTTTTATCCTCTAGGTCTTTTCTAAGTCCATGATTAGCCTGACTAGTCCAATCTGCCTTAGCAAACTGCACCAATTCTATAAGATGTTGTCCTGGCTGGTCATCAGTATCTTTTGATTTGTCGTAGTTGATAATAGGCCATAATAGAGTTTCTCCTTCTTCTAGTTTGGAAGGATCATGTAATGCTTCTTCAATAGCAACACCACCACCCTGAGCATCCATACCTATTCTAGAACATGGAAATGTCTTCATTAGATTGCGAATTTTTCTAGCACAGAATCCGTAGAAATCATATTCCTTAACTAGCCCTGTTTTCTGTCGATCTTTAAAATTAGTTCTATTTGTAGTCCAGCAGTAAACTACTCTAGCATGGTCTTGATAAACTTCTAGTATGATAATGCTGAAATTATCTTGTTCTGAAGCTGGGTCGATTCCATACACATATTGCTTAGAAGAGTTTCCTGTTATTATTGGATCAAAAATAATCGGAGTAGAATTTATTACTAATGGATTTTGTTCTGTTACAACACAGCTCTCTATTAAACTTCTTTTAAAGAAACCGTTACTATCTGATGTAAAACATGCTCCATATTCCATATTGTAAATGCCAGTATGAATTGTGGCTTTGGCTCTACTAACTTGTTTATCATCCATAAAACCTTTTGGAATTAATTCGTATGGTATACGAATAATTGAATAATCTTTCCAATTAAAATTATCTGGTACTTCTCCCTTAAATAATTCTTCCAGTTTTTGTTTGTTTCCTTTACTCTCTATAATACCCTTGTATCTGTTCCAATACTGAGCAAAATGTTTAAAAGAATAATCTGCTGTACCAGAGATAATGGCTTGGTTTCCCATTTTAGTATTTAATATTTCCAAATCTTCATTCCATAATCCTGCTTCTAACATTGCTGCTCTTTTGGCTTGCTCTTTTACGTTCTGTATTGGACTAGCACTAACAGCAGCGAACCCTGAGACTACCGTTTCATAAATATCAGGACTAATAGATGC